GTGGACGGGGCAATGGAAATGTTCAGGTCAACGACCTCATTCACGCCGCCGCCGGTGGGATAGGCGGTCAGCTGCCCGTCGAACTTGAACTTGCCATCAGAACCGGTGGGGGTCAGGGTGTCCGCCTCGCCGGTGCCGCCGAACCAGACAGCGAAACTGGTTGTCTTGCCTTCCAAGGCCAGCAGCTTCTTGTAGTCCGCCAGGGTGTAGTTCGCCGTAAAGGAAAGCGCATCCAGGGACTGGATACCGGCGATGTAGGTCTGCATCTTGTCGGACAGGGTGGTTGTCTCAAGCATCTCAGGATCACCGCCAAGATCGGGAAACTCCTTGATGTCGATGAGCTTTTCATAATCGGTTCCTACGTCCTTCTTCTTCATGAGGAAAACGCGATAAGTAGAGATAGCGATAAGTCATCAATCCTTTCTTGTAAAATAAAATGGGCCGTTTCTTTACGAAACAGCCCATCGGCTTTCATTCCGCCCTTGCGGAATGTTTTGCGTTATTCAACGTCTAAATGTTGTTTCCCCGTCAGTTTCTGCTCGATACCGTGCATTCAGTCGGTAAATTGTGGCATTTTCCATGTTCGGAACTGGGTTCATGGAAATTCTGGTGAAATTCTTCCGGTAAAGCATTTCGTCAATGCAGCGAAGGATTTCCCGACAGGTAGATTTTTTTGCGCCGGCCTTGTCCGAATAGACGTTCACTTCGTACAGGATCGTCGCATACCGTTCCCGGTCGCTGCTGTCCAACCGGCTGGCCGTCGTGTAATTGTCCTGTTCGACAATACTAACATACGGGAACTTTGGAGGGGCCTTCACATACTCGCCGCTTACGGAAATCCCAGGGAACTTCTCCCGAAGCGCCGCCGCAATGGGGGTATATATCTGATTCTCAATGTCAATCATCTAAATACCTCCTTGACGATTCTCGGCAGCTCCTGTTCAATGGCTTTTCTCGCCTCATACATGGGCATGGCCGGTGGATTACCGAAGGTATGCCCGCCACCAGCACTTTTGGGGAGATACCATCCTTTCGGGTCATCCCAATGGCCTTTCCCGTCAGGATATGTACCAGGCCCCATGCCGAACTCCCCTGCCTCCGGGTGGCCGTAGCCGTATGTCACGCCGGACCCAAACTCAATGAACAGAACGGATTCACCATCCGCTTTCACCTTGTAACCGTTCGGCAGCTCCTCTACGGTTACATGTACGTCCTTTTTTCCGGTGTAGACGGCTCTGGAAAATCGAATAGAAGCCACCGTTGCGCCAAGAGCGGCCAGGCGCTCCGCCAATTCCCGTGCCTTTTCCTCCTGCCATTTCCGGTAAAACATCAATTCATCCTGAATCTTCTGGATGCCGGATTCGGACAGCGGAACGACGATTTTCTTTCGGCTCACGACACGCTCACCTTCGTCACGGCATAGGCAATGATGTTCAGGGACTTCGCCACCCGTTTGACGATATAATCGTACAGGGGCTTTCCGTCCGCTTCCCGGTATTCCGGCTCTTTGTCCACGAACAGAACGGTATTCTCGTCAATTGGGCAGGACATATCGTCCGTTACGATGACCTTATCATACCCGGCGAGGTTTCCGAACTGCTCCACCTGAGAGGCCCCGGATGCGGGGGAAACATTCGCCCTGAGCACCACAGCAGGCTTGTAAACGATGATTTCTTCACCCGTCTCATTCCCCTCTGCGTCTACCGCAGGGGCCTTGTGGTCATACAGCAGATACCAGAGTGGCCGCTTGTTGCGTTCCATGATTTTCATGTTGTTGCCTCAAACACACCGACCGTCGGCACAATCCCCCGAAGCATAGAGGCTGGAACATCTCCGTTCTCATATGTCCGGGAAACGCCATTCTCGGAGTGGGCGGATTCCCCTTCCGCTCCCCGCTTGTTCAGCAGGTAAACAGCGATTTCCACCTGTGTCATGGCGTACTGGTCCGGGACAATGTTCTGCGTCGGGTCAAACGGATATGCCTTGCGGCAGATTTTGTGACCGGCCAAAGCAAGGTAGGCGGAAACCACGGCGGTATCCGATTCACCCGCCATGGCTTTCACCATGGAGATTTTTTCTTCTTCCGGCATGATTTCCGCCTCCTTTCAATTTAGCCGGTTACGGCCTTGGTATTCACGGGGTTCTTTGCGTCGTTGGCGATATACACGCTCCGGCTGTATGTGGGAGCCGTGAAGGTCTGGGCAATGCCGGTGAACTTGGCATGATACCATTCGGGGCCGTGGTCCAGGCCAATCTGGCCGAACAACTGGTACTGCTCACCTGCGCCGGTCTTTGCCAGCTGCTCCAGGAAGAAGTTGCCCTTTCCAGGGACCGGCTGATACACCGGGGAGATAACGTCCAGGTTCAGCAGCAGAGCCGTACCCTTGGGCAGGAACTCGCCCAGATACAGGTAGACAACGCCCAGAGGGGTCACAACGCTGGACAGTTTGATGCCGTTGATCTCACGGGCGGCAGGGATAACGGTCAGGCCGTTCTGCACAGCGTCGGCGTTGATCTGGAACATGGTGGTAGCATCGCACCACAGAACGAGGCCGTCCTGCGGAGCGTTTGCCTCATAGACCTTCTTCACGCCGTCAGCGATGTTCCACAGGCCAAGAGGCTTGCTGGCCATAGCAACGACGTTGCTCTCGATGGCCTCGGTCAGGCCACGGGTCTTGTTGACGGTGGCATCGGTGGTGGCCTTGTTGTAGGTGCCCTGCACAAAGGTAAACTCAATGTCCCGGTTCACCTTCTGCATCTTTGCCGCCACCTGGAAATCCAGTTCGTTCATGGGGTTTTCCTGCTGGTTGGCGATGTTAATACCGCTCAGGGTGCCCATGTTGGACTGTTTGGCATAGGACACGCCAACAGATTCATGGAAAATCTGGGTGACGTTGGTCTTCTGGGTCCGGGTGACAACGGTCGCCTCAGGGGCTGTCAGAGATGCTGTTTCGGAAATGGCGGGCTGTTCACCGCCTGCGGTGGTGTACTCCTGACCGGTCACAAACTCAACGTGATTGGTCGTCTTTGCTCTGCCGCCGATGATGGAACTCAGCGGGCAGCGGGTGTTGCCCTTGTTGAACAACATCCCGGAGTAGTTCAGTACGCCGAAACTGGTTGCAATTGCCATAGGTTTATCAGTCTCCTTTACTTGTTATTGGATGCTTCTGCCTCTGCCTTGAGGCGGGTGTAATACGCAGCGGCAGCATAATCACCGCTGCCCTGGGCCTCTGTGATTTTCTTGGAGTAATCCATGCCGACACCACCGGTCCCGCCGTCTGCGCCTCTGGGGGTCCCCTTCAGCTTTTCGGCGACAACACGCTTGGCGTAGTCCGTCAAAAACTTCTGGTTGTTGGTGAAAACCGTGGTCATATCGCCGGATTCCATGGCCGCAGCGGTTTCATTCGCAAGGGCTTCATCATAGCCCTGGGCCACCAGCTTTGCCTTGTACTCGGAAACGGTCTTCTCCTTGCGAAGCCCAGCCAGCTCCTTTTCCATGGATTCCAGCTTGTCAGCCTGCTCCTGCTGCTTCCGCTGCTCATCGGTGAGAAGGGCGTTGTGCTTCCGCTTCCACTCTGCGGCATCGGAATTTGCCTTGGACACCGCCGCCTTCTGCTTTTCCAGTTCGGCTGCGTGGTCCTCATACTCGAAGCCCTCCAAAGCGGCCAGCTTCTGCTCAGGGGTCATTTCTGCGTAACCTTCAATTTTGGACGTGTCGATTTTCATGTTTTCTCCTCCTGCGTTTGGTCAGGCGGTTCCCTCCGCCATGTTTTCCGTTTTTATGGGTTGTCTCCCGTTTGCGTTTTTGATATGGCAGCTTCCCTGCTGCCGTTTATGCGGTAATCGCCAGCTTTGAGTTGGTTTTACCGATAAATTCTTTGATTTGCGTATATTCCCACCCGCAATCAACAAGGCCGCTTACAAGCCTCTCCATAGACTGGACGGCAGATAACTCCTCCTGCGAGAATACATCCCGGAGGTTTTCTTTTGGCCCGATACCATAATCAAGCCGAAGCTGAGCGGCATCTTTGCCGAAAAGTGTCTTGTAGATGCAATTTGTGTAATTGGAATATGCGTGTCCGTGCATTCGCTCGTCTTCACTGGACTGCTGCAAGGCTTTCGTCAGTGCCTGCCGAACGGCGATACCTTTTTCACGCTCAATCAGTTTGCCTTGCAAGGCAGTTTCCATAGCGTTGAACTGCTTGATGTACGCTTCCTTGAACTTCATAGCGAGTTCTCCGGTGTACCCCATGACCAAAAGAGTAAAACCGTCTCTGGTCATAACCACCGCCTTCTGCGTTCTTCCTCTGCTGTCCGTGTAAGTAATATCGCCAAAATTGGCGATATTAAATTCGTCACTGCATCCAAGCTCCCGAATGTCACGCATCACCTTGTCGTGCTGTTTCCCAAAGGTATCCGCCACATCAAGACTTGTAACTGTTGGCCGTTCCTGCTTCCCGATCTTTGCGATTTCTACGAACATTGTTATCAATCCTTTCTGTTGATTAAAATGTTTTGGATTTCAGCAGCATCCCTGCTGCCGTTATGGCGGGCGGAGCAGGATTCGAACCTGCGACGTCGTGATTAACAGTCACGCGCTCTACCAGCTGAGCTATCTACCCATTGGCCCCGGTCCGCTGTTGAGCAGTAGTGGAAAAACAAGCAGCGTGCCGACACATGGTGCTCTCTGTCCGGGTTTTTGATTGGAGCCGCTGGACGGGGTCGAACCGCCACCCTGCTGGTTACAAATCAGCTGCACCACCTGTTGTGCTACAACGGCGAATAAACAAAAAATGGGCTGCCGATACCATTCCTGGTATCAACAGCCCATCGGCTCTTAGCTGCCACTTCAGGCAACCGTTATCGATTTAAGCACTTTCTGGTAATTGCAATGACCTTGATCTCTCCGTGCTCCACGCGCAATTCAACAACCTTCCCCTGCCGGATCGTGTTATTGATAAGCTGAATCTGTTCATCCGTCAGATTCAGGCGGTGCGCCGGATTTACTTCCTGCGCCACTGGATGCACCTCCGTTTTGATTGGCCTGCTGAGCGGCTTTCCGCTCCTGCTGGGCCATATATTCCATGCTCATGCGATAAGCAAGCTGCGGATCGGAAAAGAGGCCACTGTGAGTGAACGCCAGCTCCGGCGCAATTTTCTCACATCCAAGCATCATGGTCAGTACGCTTGCCTTCTGAGCGATGTTCTCATAATTCCGCCGGGTAAACCGGATTTCCAGAGCAGACAGCTTCAGGTTGAGACCGCCCAGGTCCCGGCAGATACGCAGGACCAGTTTCAGAAACTCTTTCTCGGACCGCTTGAAAACAAGTTCGCTGTCCTTCGCACGGGCTTCCGCAGCGGACCAGCCGTCCCGCATGATGACCGCAGAACCGGTGTCGCTTGTGGAGGTTCCACCGTTCCGGTTCGGCATCCCGCAGATGGTCAGGACGGCATTATACATACTGTCCACCAGCTTCTGCACCTGCTCCTGATTCATGTCCTTGGTGATGAGGTCAACATCAATGTTCCCGCCCGTGTCATTCGGGGGGACCATGATTGCACCCAGTGCCTTGAACTGATTGAACAGTGGCTCGTCAATCCGGCATCCCACAAACTTCCAGTAGGCCTGGACGAACTGCTCAATGCCGTCAATCCGGTTGCTTTCCGTCATGTTGATGGCATCCAGCAGCGGAATGACAATTTCAAAAGAGCCAAGCCGGGCCTGATTCGCCGGGTATTCAATGATGGGGATTCCGAGAATCTGCTCTTCACTGCGAACCACAGCCCAGGTATTCCACACCTCGAAATACCGATCCTCCGTCCAGCAGGAAAATACAATGGTTCCGTCCTCTTTCTTGACGTATCGAACACCCATCATGGGCTTGTGACCCAGCCCGACAGAGTAGACCACAAACGCATACCGGGGGTCAAGCGTGAAGATTTCAAACGGGGCTTCATCCGCTTCTATGTCTGCGAGTGCATCCGGCAGGACCATTCTGTATGCTGTACCGCAGATATTCCCCCAATCGACAAGCTCCTTGTCCTTTGCGGGCTTATCCTCCGACAGCATATAATCGTTCAGGGTCAGAACCTCGGAGGAAATGCGCTCATCCCCGCCTCGGCTCACATACTGGACGGGTTCGCCCACCTGGTAGCCGGTTTTGAAGGAGACGATTTCGTTCGCCCGGTTCTCAACGACCATGTTATTGATTTCCGGCCGAACGTCCTTTTCCCGGTATAGGATAGGTTGATCTCCACGGTAGTAGCGATAGAGGTAGTCAATATCGGCCTGGTTGGCAAGGTGCACGTTCAGGGCCTGCCGCAGCACGTCAACGATGTTTCCCTCATTGATTTCGGGAACCTCGGTATAAATGACCTTCCGCCCAAACAGTTTTCTGCTTCCCGTATCGCACACCCCCTATAGCTATCATTTTACACATATAATTATACAAGTTTCATTTGGTTTGTCAAGTACTTTTATGCTATATAACCATTCGCAACAAAATGGTTAAAACGGGCGGGCAAAAGCCATGACCTGGCCGGTTCCCATGGACTGTGCGTATTCCGCAAACATGGCCATTCCGTCAGGAACGTCATCGTGCTTATTTTTACCGGCCACAGTATAGGAACAAAGCATATCCATCATTCTCCCATAATCCGTGTTCCGCCGGAACTTGCTCTCATCCAAAAACAGGCAATGTTCCTTTACCCATGCTGAATTAACGATAATTTTTGTCTCTTTGTTTGCCGTCGTGAACTTCGTCGTGATGTTCGTGATTCCGCCCCGCTTTTTCACGTCTTCCTGAATCTTTTCGGCCACTCTGCGACCGGCAGAATTGCTTTCAAAGCGGCAGGCATTTACCTTGTTTCGGATAAGAACGTCAGATAGCCGAATGTCTACGGTATCCGGCAGGCCGTTGTCGCAGATACAGTCTGCAATATAGTAATCCTGCCCATAAACATATCCAACCGGAAGGAATGCGTAGTCAGACCCTTTATCCTTTGTATCGCACACGCCGATGATCGCATCTGGTTCATTCCCAGGCAACTCAAAAAATCGCCGCAATTCTTCCGGGTGGTAGACCAGGCCTTCCCGCTCTATAGGTTGGTTTTGATACAGCGCCTTCCAGCTTACCGGGTCCATAATGTCCCGCTGCTCCTGATAGAATTTCGTAGAGAAACCAACTCCGAACTCATAGTCAAAATTGCTCTCATCGTTTTCGTCCATGGCCGGAATGCGAATAAATTTTGCCCTTGGATTATTCTCATATTCCCGTTCCAGCCGCCCTATTACGTCATGTACGCTCCACCGTGTGGCAATATGCAGCTCCTTACACTTGTCACCGATTTTCCGTTGCCGAAGGTCAGTTGTATAGGTCTCCCACAGCTTGTCAAGGCGTTCTTTCGATAGGGCCACTTCGATACCGGACACCAGGTCATCACAGTACAGTAGATTCGCAGCACGGTACAAACCGGCGTTTCCGGTGCCGATGGACGTGAACTCAAGTGTTTCAAAACGCTGCCTCTTGTCCAGGTCAATCCGGCAATCCTTGGCGTTCGTGCTTGACACCTGAACGGTCGGAAACACGTCCCGCCACAGATATTCCCCTTTGGGGTCAAACAGCCGTAGGCACTCGTCGTAAACGCCTCTAACAAATGAATTGGAATGGCTGCCGGTCAGATTTGGATTGTTTGGGTCCCTGCCTGCAATCCAGGTCAAAAGAAAGATTGCAAGCGTACTCTTACCGACACCGGGCGGGAGGCTCACGGCCAGCAAGTCCAGTTTATCATCCCCGCAAAGCGCCTGCAAGGCATCAGCTACCGGTTTCAACTGCTTCCTCCGGGGGCGATAGAACCGTTTCTTCGCCTGCCGGTCCAACTCCATGTACAGCAAGTAGCTATCAAAATCATACGGAGCGTCAAACAGCAGACACCGCCGCCACAACGCATAGAATTTCCCGATCGCTTCTGCCGGGACCTTCTCCATCATTTCGGCGCATTTGTCCCGAAGCTGTTTGCTCTCCCTGTGGGCCGCAGCAAAGTCATTCCCGGCCCAATTCATGCAGAGCGATAACAGGTCCTCATAGGCCGAAACGTCCGCAGGGCGGCGCTCCATGGCCCCCAGAATGGACGTTGATAATTCGCCATAATCCATACTCTCACCTCACAGAGCGTCCGCCTGCTGAAATGCTTTCAGTATCTTTGGAAACTGGATTGCAAACCAGTCCACCATTTCCTCGTTCTTTGCCCATGCACCATCTGTGGGGAGGCTGTTGTACCGCAGCCCGCTTTCGTTCAGAAAGGCGTGGACCAGCTCATGCCGTATGATCTCCCGCTGTTTTGCCTCAATTGTTTCATCCGGGGCTTTCTCCCATTCTTTGCAAGTTTTGAGCAGAAGGATGAAGATTTCGCGAGAATCCCCATCACAGAGGCCGCCGTAATTCATACGGTCCATATACTCGTCCTGCCCGGATTCCACGAATCGAATCGTATAATCCGTTCCAAGGACTGAAATCTTTTTTGCTGTTGTGTTCATAAAATCCTCCATTTCTTGTAAATCAATTTCGTGCGTCCACGAAATTGATAAAAATAAGGGCCACCCGTGCTTTCGCACAAGCAGCCCTTCGGCTAAGGCTCCCACCTATGGGAGCCTTTATTCATTTACTGTGGTATCCCCATGTGGTACAGCTCGTCACACGACAAATCAATGTCCTCATTCCAGCTGATTCCATACCCGCCGGGGTCAACCTGAACCGTGTCAAATAGCGCTGGCTTTTTCAGATTGAGGAACACCGGAAACCTCGGAAACAGCTGCGAAACATCATATCGTCTGACTTCTCCGTTGACGAACTCCACTCGAAGAAACAGCCCCCCGTCCGGCTTCACATTTGCGACCTTGTGGAACATCAAGACCACCTCATTCCAACGGTTCCACCTTTTCAAAATTCTGCGTTTCCCATATTTCCATCAGTTTGTCTTGGTGCATGACTGCCCATTCCATCACAAGCAGCTTCGCTTTTGGCGGCAAACTGCCGTCGATCATTTTCAGCGTGCGAATATCAAATGCTGAGGCGTAACTGCCGTAGTAAGCATGAAAATGGGGTGGGTTGTGTTCACCCTGACGAAAATACATCTTGATGGATATGCCGTAAAACGTGGATATTATCGGCATTTTCGTTACTCCCTTCGGCAATCCCTCCACCCTTGCGGAGGTTATTTATTTGTCGCTTTCCTGGCCCGACACTCCCGGATGCGCTGGGCATTCACAGTCTGGCTCGGCTCTATCCGCATTCCCCGTTCGTAGGGACTGTTGGCGTTTACGCAGGAGTATGAGATGCCCAGAATCCCGCAAATCTCCTTCTGCGAATATCCCTCTTGCAGAAGCGCCCCGATTCGCCTGGTCATCGCCGTCTCAATTTCTCCATGCGTAATCAGGCATTTCCGAACGGTCCCTTCCGATATGTCCAGCTCCTGTGCCGTCTCCCTGATGCTCAGGCGCTTTCTGTATTCCTTCAAAACGTCTTCGGTAGTCATGGCAGACCTCCTACTTCTTCAACAGAACCTTGAAAATCGCCCCAAAGAATATCAGTGCATAGATAACCCACATGGTCAGACACCCTCTTTCTGGCTCTCGCCAATCTCTTTGTCAAAGGATAAGACCCATTCGGTTTTATCTGCCCGCCTGCTGCGGATTACGACATCAAAGCCCAGGAAATCCATAAACTTTACGAAGATGTCGCAGCGCATGGATTGTTTGCAGCGTAATCTCTCTGCTATGCTGCTCTGGCTTCCATATCCCATTTCGCTTGCAAGTATGACCTGATTGTAATCACGCTTTCCCATGGCCGCTCTGAGTATCTCTTTGTCGGTCATTTACTTCACCCCTCCGTGTTTGGTAAACTGAGTATATCATAATCACGCATCCGTGTCAATAGGAAATTAAAAGAAATGCGCCCGAAGGGCGCTTTTTATAAAATTAAAAATCGCCTTTTTTATTTTTGCGGGATTTTTTGAATGGGAACATAAGCAGCCGGTTCCCTTTGCCTGTTCTTTCTGAAATGTAGGCCATTTTATTATTCAAAAACGAGTGCCCCGCCTTCATCGTGGATAAATTATTATCCACCTTTTTGGGGAAAGGGGCTTTTTATTTGTTTGGGTATTCGGAAGGGTTACTGCCCGGCACCAGAAAGCCCCCATTCCCCCGCCCCCGGTGCGGTCAAGATCGGCCCGGCCTCCGCTCCGGCCACGGCTGGCCAGGTGCAGCGGCTTCCGGCCCGCGTCCATGTATAACGCACAAAAAAGGCCACTTCCGCCGGATACCCTGAAACGAACGCAACAAAATAATATTTTTGTAGCGTTAAACGCTCCATCAGAATAGACCGGTGGAGCGTTTTATTTGAAAATGTTCGGATTTCTCCGCATTTGTGGGTGTTTTTATGCCCTTGTATCGTGGACTATATAGGTGTATCTATATGGCGTACATAATAGCTAAAATGTGCGTGTAGAAAACACGGTAAAAAAAGAACCTCACCCCCCAAAAAAAGTGGAAAAAGGGGCTTGACAGAATCATTATATCATGATATAGTATACCCGTAACAAGAGAGCGCCCCCGGAGGCCGTGGAAAGCAAGCCGGGAGAAATTGAAAAAAACTTGAAAAAAGGGCTTGACATACTGCAATACATATGTTATAATATAGCCATCCTAAAAGAAAGGAGGCCGCAGCGATGCCAAGTAATCAAGAAAGCGCCGACATCCGAAAGGCTATGGCCTATGATCTTCTTGTGATCCTCAAGGAAAACGGAGAAAAGACATACACCGCCGAGGAAATCGAAAAGATCATCCAAGCCTATATCGCCGGGCTGGCCAAGTAAACGGCGGGCCGGGAAACCGGCCCCACCAAAAAAAAGGAAACGGAGGGAAAAGCAATCAGCGAACGCAAGGAAACCCCGCAAGATAGATACAATAAAGCGCATACAACATCAATCTGCATCCGGGTTATGAATAGCACAGAATCGGACATTCTGAAAAAGTTGTCCAGCGTGGAAAATAAGGCCGGTTATATCAAAAGTTTAATTCGGGCCGATATAGCCAAGGAAAAAAATTAAAATATTCCCGGCGGTGTTCCAGCACCGCCGGGAATGGCCCGAAAACACATGAAAAACGCGACTCTCTCAGGAATCCGGGGGATTATTATATTACACCGGATTTCTCCGAAAGTCAAGCGAAAATTTAGGAGGAATCTAAAATGCTAAAAACCAACAGCAAACAAGCCGCCGAAAATGTCCGGGCTTATATCGTGGATAATTTCACCCCGGAAGGATACACCGACAACCCGCCGCAGGAGTTCCCAGAAATCGCCGCTTTCATCCTGGCCACGTTCCGCAATGAAAAATACTGGTGTCCGCAGGATGTCCGCTATTATCACGGCTGCGAGGGCCTAGCCTTCCGGGACTGGTGCGCCGGGCTGGCCGGTGTCCTTGACACTTGTTATTATTATAACCGTTCTTCTGTCGATGACCTCGGCGCAATCCTGGAGGAAACCGACCAAGAAAAAGCCCGGTACACGGAACAGCAGGCCGAACAGCTTTTAACAGATTTGATCTATCGGGAATTGGTGAAAGGGGCGGCGAAAAGATGAGGAAATACACGTTGAAAGCGCTCCGGGAGCTTGTGCGGCTCGGAGTAGCTGAGGACTACACCAGCAAGCCCGCCGAATACCTTTACACGCTGCGCAGACTTGAAAAAGTGGGCTATTCTTCCGGGGTTTACGGCATCAATGGCGGATTGGTCAAAGATGCCGAAACCGGTACATTATACGCCATTATCGGGCGTTGCTCCAATCTGTTTATCTTGTTTTAAGGGGGTTACGATTATGTCAAGATATATTTGCACCGTGCGCAGCCCGTCCACCTATGCGCGGGAGTACACCGTCACGACATCCAGCGCATACAAGGCCGCGCAGGACCTCGGACGGGGTGAGAGTGGGGAGACCGTCGAGATCACCCGCCCCCGCTCTGGGCGTGTCGTGTCCGCTGCTATGTGGTCCTCCGAGGGCCGGCGTTATTATCGGGTATATTGCGGAGGTGATGCGCTGTGCTGATCGTATACGTCATTATCTTCTTCGGGGCCGTGCTCAAGGCCCTGCTTAAGTAATTCAGACCCGCCGGGGGCAATGCTTCCGGCGGGTTTCTTTTCGCCCTGGCGGGGGTCCTCCCCTGCTGGGGCGTTTTGCTGCCATGCCGCCGCCCTCCGTTCCTCTTTGCGTGTCGCCTCCGTGGCGGCTCTGTGCTGCATTTTCTTCTTCCGGGTGTAATTTTCACCCGGCTTTATTTTTCTTTCGTCCTGCGGCTTTCCTGTGGCGTTGTATGCCGTCTCCGTCTCGCTTGCGTGGGCGCATGCCGTCTCCCGTGGCCCTCTGTGGGCCGTTCCCGTGGCGGCGGGGCTTGCATATCCGGCCGCCGGTGCTCCCGCCTGTGGGCTTCTGGGGCCGTCGTGGGGGTGGTCCGGGTCCAGGCATGGCCTGAGGCGGTCCGGGTGGGTTCGGCGTGGGCCGGCCGATTTTTTTGTGGGGTCTTCCCTGATCGCTCCGCCAGGGCTTCCGGGCGGGTGTGTCTGCCTGCGCCAAAGTCGCTGGGGCAAAGTCGCAAAGTCGAAAGTCGATGAGGGAGCGCCCGAAAGTCGCTGCTCTCAGGTGCTCCCTCATAGTCGCTATAGTCGTTGAATGTTAAAGTCGCAGGCAAAGTCGAAAGTCGCTGGGGCTTATTCGCCCTTTTCTCCGTCGATGATAGTCGCTCCGCTCCCTCTCACGTCCTCCAGGTACTTCTTCCGCAGGTCCTCAGCCGAAGCTGCTTCGCCAAGCGCATTGTTTGGGGTGAGGACAACTTCTTGCTGGTCCTTCATGCCGTAGTAATTTTTTGCCCGGAAGCAGTAAGCCAGAAAATTCATCTTTCCCGCAATGACCAATTTTGCATCAAAAGTCTGCAAATATCCCTTCGCTTTTTTAATTATAATGGACGTTTCGGGGCTAAATCCTTTATTTCTTCCGATTTCCCAATCCATGACCGTGCTAACGGAATATCCTGTGGACAGGCTCATTTCCTCTACGGTTGGGACCTGCCCGTTTTGCGCGCACCGAAAGAAATAGTCGTCAATCCGTTTGGCAAGTTCGTCATCGCTTTTTACTCTCGGTTGCCTGTATTCCGTGAGTGCCTCGTTGAGGAGTTGCGAGACAAGCGCCCGATCCTCATCGGTTTCCGGTGTAAACCGTCTGGACGGGAAATTGTCTGTTCCCCCTCTTCCTTTTTTTGGCTTTCCTGACGTAGTTTTTGCGACCTCATTTTTCTGTGCCATAGTCGAATACCTCCTTTTACTTTCATAGTAATATTTTACTATCTTTTTTATAATAAAACAGAAACACAAAAAGGGAATAGAATAATATATATTATTATAATAATACTAGTACAGACTAATATACTAGCCTGCCTCCCAGCGGGAAACCGTCGTCGCTTCGGCGGTAATGACAATGTCCATCGTGCCATCGGTTATGCCGAATCCTTCAAAGGTCAGCATGCCGATGACCCTATACTCCACGATCACACGCTTGCTCTCTTTGTCCCGGATGACAAAGTAATACTCCCTGCGCTTATTGACAAGCTTGCCAAGCAGGCGAAGTGTGCCATCAGTCTGTAAAACAGTGAACGGGAAGATGACCTCCTTAGGTGGTGCATATCGCAAATGCGTCCCATCCAAGGCTGTGCATTCCAGCTCGTTGCTAGAGTCGGCGCAGAGACTGTCATCCATCCGTAGTATGACTGCAACTGGAACCCTTTTGCCATCTGCCACCGTCTCTATTGCGAAGCTTGCTGGCTTTTGTGAATCTGTAGATAAGCCGCCAGTATCAGCTGTATTGATGGCATCATCCTGCCAGTGGACCGTACCGCAATACTCGCAGATTCGCCCGGTAATTGGCGCTCCACAGTTAGGACAATTTGTCATAGCGCAGCAAACAGACGGGCCGTCTGAATGATTACATTTCCGAGGGATGCCGCCACGGATGTAATCCCAAGGCCAAAGCCATACTCCGCCCAGTTGAACTGTGCTTTGCGCTTAAACACGGCCCGGATCGGATAGCCAACCATCCAGATCACGAACCCGATAACACCGATGAGCCAGACGGCCACCGATACAACCTTCAAGATTTCCATGTTTCGCTCACTTTCCTTCTTATAGTCTAATAAATCTCTGTATATTTTTATATAACATAACACACATAAAAGAACATAGAATATATATTATATATACTCTATACAGAGATTATCTAAGTTACTTTGCCCACTCAGCCATAATTTTTAAGCTATCCCCGCAAATGATATTCCGGTCCAGGATTTCGGACACGTCCAGCCCAGGGAACCGTTCTGATACGATTTTCTGCATTCTGGCCTTGGATTCCGCCACATTGTCGGCCTGAATGTCTATCCCGTAAATGTCTGCCACGGCGGCTTTGGCCTGCTCCAGGTCCGAACACCGGTCCAGCTTCCGGCGCAGGATTTCCGCCAGGAAATTTCCGTTTCCGCAGCACGGTTCCAAAAACGGGTGTCCGACCTCGTACATTTCCGCCGGGATCAGGTCGCACATATTACTGACTATGTGCGCCGGGGTGAAGACTTCTCCAAAGTCTCGGACTCGCTGTTTGCTTTTGATTCCTGAATGCGTTTTGCCCTGTCGACCTCCATTTTTCGGATTCCCCACCATCCGGTCCCCCTTTCTTTTTGCGCCATGTTGTTTTCGCGCCAACTCTCCCGGCTGTGTTCGTAGCATTTTTTGCAAATGCCGCCACGATCTGTGACTTTCTCCCTCACCGGGTCCCCACAAATATAACAAAGCCCGTAGTCCCGCCGTTCTTCTCTCGGAATGACCGCCTCTTTTTCCTCGGGGATGTCCACCCAGACAATTTCTTTCCCTTTGCGCCTGCGGTCTTTCTCGATGCACTCTGTGCATCGTTTGCCTCCGGCCATTGTAAGCGCATCCACCTCTTTGCACTCGGTACACATATGATGCTCTTTGAGCCACGCTCTGCGCTCACGCATATAGGTCCTGTTATATGCACGTCGGTCCTCAGCGTATTTCCAGCCCATGGTTAAATCTCCCCCGGATCGAACGCCTCTCTGAGGCCGTTGTCGTACTTTACGACAACGAATCTCCCCAGGGGGTGAATCCATACCACGGTAGCTTTTTCTTCCGTAGGATGTTCTCTCATGCCGCCCTCACCGGCCTTACCGAAAGACCAGGAGGGGATAATGCTTACCCTGTCACCGATCCGCATTGCTCTCCATCCTCTCTCCCTGGCTGCAAAAGAAATCGTCCGGAACGACACAGTCCACGCAAGGGCCGAAGGAACATATCCGCCCGTCAATGCCCTCGTAACTGTTCCGGCAATCCTTGCAGCGTACCACCGGCACGGCATCAGCAAGCGGGCAGTCATCGTAAAACTTGTCTTGAGGTCTGCTTTCCAGGCTTGCGCCCCTCCGGCAGCGGTGCTTTTTGCAGTCGTAATCGGCACACTCCCCGCAATATGTAATACCTTTCATTCCACTTTGCCCCCTCTCTACCCGCTGATAGGCTATAATGCGTTTGATTTTGTCGTAGCTTTCATCTGTTGTTATAAAATCCTGTGACGTAGCATCAGGGCTGGTAAACGCAAAATAAATCTGCGTTCCGTCCTCCGTTGGCCATATGTCCTCCACCCAGTCCAGGTTGACCAGCCGGGGCTTGCCCTGCTGGTGCACCTCGATGAAATCAGCCATTGTCGGCACCTCCGTACAAAAAGGCTTCTAGTTCTTTCATACAATGAAAACACAGGTCAAAACGATCTCGTCCCCAGTATTTTCCTTCAATATCGGTGTCTCTCAACTCAAAAGAATTTGATTTTGACTTAGGAAACGCCTTCCGTCCGTCATAATACTCATATAGGCGTCCACAGCGATCACATTTCTTTGCTTGCATTTTCTCCACCTCTGTCCATGCCCATCTTCGCCCCGCAGTTGGGGCAATAATTCCAATCGCCAATATCGAAAAATGTAAAATCCCGCTTAACCATCACGCCGCACTCTGGACATTTGAGATAATCATGATCCTCAATCCACCGCCCATGCACCACCGGGGCAACATCGGCGGCTGGCTGCTTTTGGATTATGGACTCAACGTAAGAGACGGTAGGCCAGTAGTGCCTGGTATACTGGTAGATTTCCGTTAGGACCGCCTCCCGGTTAATAAAATCAGCCATTGTCAGCCCTCTCCGTTTCAAATGCATTCTGGCAAATTGTGCTGTCAGCCAAAATTTCCGCAACAACAGGCAACGCACAGTCGTTTGCATAGGGTAGCCACCAAGTGCAATCTTTTCCGATACACTGACTGACATACATATTCCCCCCAGCAACCATGATCGGACAATACTTCCCGTGTTCAGCCATCTTCGCTTGCCTCCAATGCTTTCTCCGCCTCCTCGCGGGTGAGGAATACGGTCTTGCCAAAATCGGAAAACCGATAAAACTTTGGTGCCATTGGAGTGTATTGTGCTGCAATGCACCAACCGTCAGTGTTCGTTTCGATCCATTTTGCCACCATCGGCAATATGGTCTTTCCCCCGTGGAATCCGTACACAACATCGCCCACCTTGCACGGCAGCACCACCAACCGACCGTCCTTGTCGGCCTCCGCAAGCTCGCGCAGGCGTTCATAGCCGCCACCAATGCTGTTCAGCACTGACATCATGGCATCCCATTCGCCCCACAAGGAATGTACGTCGCTCGGTGTCAGCCTTGTATCCTCGTAGGCAGCGAGGCGATCCTTGAGGCGATTGCGGCAGTACAGCGCAGTGCATTCAACCATCGGCTTACCATACTTACCCATCCAATCCGCTTTGCACTTCTTGCAGTCCATCACTGCCCGTCCATCGATGTCGCGCTTCGTCATTCGTTCATACTCAGCCATGCTCTAACCTCATCCCGAAGCACCACTTCACCCGGTCCCGGATGTCTGCCGGAATAGAGGGCCTGAGCATATTAGCCCAGGATAGCACCCGCCATATCGGATTATCCTTGCCGATGGTATCGAACTCTGCCCGGTCTGCATCGTACCAGTCGTTTGTGATCTCAATGTCGCCCTTGTGGACAAGCACCTCCCCGGAGGGCAGCGGGTCGCTGTCCCGCATTGCCTCCAGGATGATGTAATAATCTCCGCTTTCCGGTGGGGCGATTGTGCCTTTAATCCAGTTTACCTCAGCCATTGTCAGTCCTCCTGTTCCGCATCCTCGATCCGGTTTCGTAGTCGGTCGACCTTGTAGCCCCGCTGCTCTGCCACCGTGTCTTCGACCTCAAACGCAAATTTATTATCACTGGAATAGCTAGAAATTTTCCCGTTTTTATCAACTTTCGTAGACAAAACCATTTTTACGATCTGGCTCACGATTTCGTTTTTCCCGTTTAAGGATTCCGAAATTCCCATCATAACGGTTTGTTTTACTGCTTCCGCCAAATAATCCTGATCGATGTTCAAATCCAGTCCTACAATGTTTGCCATTTTAATTTCATTCCCTTCCCTTTCCGGCCTGTACCACAATCACAGGCCCGTTCAAATCTTCCGGTTTTTCGCCGTCATGGGGCATTCTGGCCAATTCAGGGCGGGGACTCCTCGCCCGTGGGAAACTCTCGTCCCCGTAATCGTCCTCTGCTGCACCGATTCCGGCCCGGCGGTCGCCGTTCCGGAGGGCCGTTTTCCGGTAAAGACGGCCTGTAAAGTTATTCATTGTCAAGCCCTCCCCATTGTTCTGCCATTGCAGCAGCGATGCCTGGAAATGTTTTGCTTCGTACTTTCCCGGACCTGGAAAAGGAATCCTCCCAAATTCTTGCTCTGCCATTCGGTCGAACCCCGAATAACTCCGCATTATTTGGCTTTGGGAGACTGTTTTTCCCAAGTTTCGGCAAGTTTTTAAGCCACAGACACGTTGCTTTTGTCACATAGTTTTCTCTATCGTCAGCCCCGGAGGCGAACATATAGGGGTGTATCGTCTGGTCCGGCTTTCTGTACGCCGTGTTCATAAAACCGATCGGGTTTTCGATTGCGATTCTTTCTGCGTTCGCAGTTAAAAATCGCATAAAGAAAATGGCACCTTTGGCTCTATCTTCCCATCTTTTCACAACTTTTTCCGCCGGTGTGCAGCGGAGGGAAAAGCTGCGTGTAGCTACGTTACTCAGGTATGTACACGGTGGATGAGCGATAAGCAAGTCCCACCGGCCAACATCATGCTTCTGTCCGTCCATCGTGGTTATCTGCCCCCCCTCAATGGCCTTTATGGCATCGCCCAGGATGTGCAATTCCGGATGTCCGCCGGATGGCTCCTGTATGTCGCATGAGTAGGCTTCGTGCCCACGCTCTCGGAACGCCTTGCACACGGTCTGCGATTCTTCGCAGGCTATTAAAACTTTCATTCGTCTATCATCTCCAAATAATCCTCCATGCTGGTCTGTCCCGGCAGCACATCGTACTCCATCCACCAGCGGAACACTTCTTCTGCGGTAGTCCAATCTGCGGTTTCCCAGCTCGATTCCTTGTTCCGCCGCTTGCGTTCCTCCAGCATCCGCTCAAAGGCGTTCAGATAGAGCTGCTTGTACTTCGGCCACCGGGAGAACTCCGCTTCACGCTCCTTTTTTCCAGCCATGGGGCAACCGATACAGCCCACACGGCATTGTCCCTCGGCATAGAGCGGATTCATGGGGACTTTCGCATCTTCCAAAAAACCGTAAACATCCCCGTCTGCCCAGTCAATGATAGGATTCACAACCCGCTTTGCTTTCAGGCGGCAGTTTTCAAAAAGCAGCCGCTTTTCGTCATTGTCATTTGCGAGAATGATACTTTTATCCCTGGTTGCACCCAATTTTTCATAGATTCCACGATTGTTTTTTCTGGATACAGATTCTGCCCATCTAACGCCGGTGCAAATAAACCGCCCTGCCCCACCTGTTTCTTTCAGAACAGAACAGCAATACCGAACCAGCCGTGTTGGCGGCATGAACTTCTGAGGTATCAGTGTCCACATGGACACACGCTTCCCCTTGTAAACCGGCATATTTACGGTGCATTTGTAGCCGTTTTCCTCTAGCCGTTTGAACTCGCTTCGCACGAATCGCACCGTTTCCGGGGCATCGGCTGTGGTGTGGTTGTGCTGAAACTCGCAAGGGATTCCGGAACGCACTGCAAGTTCGGTGATGACGCTGGAATCTTTGCCGCCGGAAATGCAGATAACCAAAGGCTTATCATATGCCATGAGCGACATATCAGAGGCGGCTTTCAGGCGTTCGATGGCCATTTGTTCTAAATCATTCATCCCTTTGCCGCCTTCCCCGCCCAGTATTTTTTCCGGGAAAACTCTCTTGACCGTTTTCTTGCCGCTGCTTTGCAGCAGGCCGTAGAGCAATAGACCCGTCTGTGTCCTATCCGGTAAAACGGCTGACCGCAGACCGGGCAGGTGGCGTTCCCAGTAATGGCCTCCGGCCATTTTTCCGGCTGAGGCTCCTGATGCTGAACGGGCTGCATACGGTCTCTCTGTGCAACGTACTTGCCGTAGCTTGTCCCGGCCTCAACAGCCTCATAGCACAGGGTGCAAAAAGCGCAGCGGCCTGTCTCGTCCAGGTCTGTCACAACGTGGCAGACTCTGCATTGTTTTCGCATTTGCATTCTCTCCTTTTGCTTGTTTTCGTCATCACGGCTTTAGCTTATGCCCCCGAGCCGTTGCTGGCGGCTCTCTGCCGGAAGAAATCGCCTTCTGGGTGTTGTTATCTACCGGCTTTACAAAACTCTCCGTGAGGGCTTTCAGCGTTTCCCTGACGGGTAGCGGGATTTTATCCGTTTCCACCTTCCGCTTGGACAGGATTTCATACACCTGCCGGAAGTTTGCCCGGTCCGCCACCTGGTTCTCGCTCCAGCAGAGCGATTTGTAGCCAAGCCGTCGGACGGTCTCCCTCGTCAGCGGGGGCAGTGAGGCAAGCGCTCCGTCCTCGTCATAGCTGCCGAACCGGCGGATTGCGGTCATCGCCTGGTCCCATGCCTCACCCCAGTCATCTGCCGGGCCGCCGTTTTGTATCTCCGCCATGCTGTCACGGATGTCGGCAATGGACGGGGACCACTTGTTCGTGGCCACCCAGCGATCCAGGATTGCCACTGCTGCCGTGTAGGGGATGTCCCCAAGCTGCCGGTACCAAAGCTCCATGGCCTGCTCGTTCGGCAGGATATTTTCCCGGCTGTAGTACGTCCTCAGGGCAGCTGCAAACTGCCCAAACTCTTGCTTCGTCACGGGGTCTCCCCCCCTCCTGCCCACTTTGCTGCCATGGCGTAAAAATCGTTCAGCTCGTCTGCCTTCGTGGGCCTTCCGGTCTTCCGCTGCGGCTGATCCACAGGCGTTGGCAGTCTGTCCTCCCATCGACCCTGGTTCAGCCAGGTGGCAGGGTTCGGGATGTACTGGCCACCGTCCTTCTGCCACTGTGGGCAATTGCGCTGGTACTCCACCGCAGCCAGAATCGCTTTCGTCAGCTCGGCACTTGGCTTGAGCTTACTCCACGCCTTCCAGGCGGCTTGCTTCCCAACCTTCCGGGGATATGCGGCCCAAAACTCGTCGAATCTCGCCCCCAAGGGGGGGCTTACAGGGGGGATACTCTCTTCCTCTATCCTACTTCCTACTTCCTTCTTCCTACTTCCTTCTTCCGCTTCCGTTTTGCTTGCGGTTTGCTTGCCGTTTGCTTCTGGTTTGCTTTCGTTCTGCTTTGCGTTTGCTTCCGTTTTGCTTGCGGTTTGCTTATCTGCGGTAGGTGTACTCCCGCCTTTTGCTCCTGCATCTGCCTTTTTGATTGAGGCATCAAGGTTGGGCTTTGTAAGCATCCACATAGCAGCGGCCGCCCCAGAAAGTTCAGGTTCCGTTCCATCGAGGCCGTAGTCCAAAATTGCCATTAAAAAGCGATATGCACTTTCAATTCCTCGCCCTGGGTCTGCCGGGTCACTGGCCGCCACAGCGGCGGCAGCATCCCGGTACGACCGGAAAATTTTAACTGTTTCTCTCGGCATCCTCATGCCCCCTATACTTCGTTGATTCTGATTCCGTGCATATAAAGCATCATTTTGCGCTTTATTTTGTACGCTTCCGTTCGGAAGCCCTTGGTGTCCTCGACGATCTCAATCGGCTCCGGCACCATCGGGACATCGTAAACAAAGTCCGCAACGTAGCTGCACTCTCGTTCCAGGCACTTACCCCGGCCCGATTTTGTCGGGCTGTCGGGGTTTTCATACTGTGCCGGGATGAGGACATATTTCACTTGCCGCCGGAGGTTCCCGATTTTTCCGGCCCTTTCCAGCAGGAGGAGTTCCCGGTAACGGGATGCCTCCTTTTTGCTGTCAAATGAGATGCCGTCAACGATCGTCTTGCGGCTCCCGTATTTGCTCCGCATGGCCGCCACCATCAAAACGGAAGCCCTTCGTCAGGGGCATCCATCGGCGTAAATCCGCTCTCGGAAGGCTCAGGGCGGCTCTCAGCGGAATCTTTTTTGTCGCCGCAGAAGTAGATGTGGTCCACCAAAATCTCAGCGTTGCGCCGTTTCTTGCCGTCCTTGTCGGTCCATTCCCGGAATTGCAGGCGACCGGTAACAGCGGCCAGACGGCCCTTGGTGAAATACTTTGCTGCGCTTTCACCGGTGCCCCGCCAAGCCACGCAGTCAATAAAATCGACTTCCTTCTTCTCGGCATCCTTGGAGGCCACGTCCCGTTCACAGGCCAGCGTAAAGCTGGCCACTGCCGTCCCATTCCCGGTTCGGCGAAGTTCGGGGTCGCGCACCATGCGACCCATGACAACGATCTCGTTAAGCATTGTCGGCTACCTCCTGGGGGATGACTTCGCCGGTCTCGCTGTCTACGTCAATGTAATCCGTGGTGTCGGGGATGCTGGTCATATCATCGGAGAGTTCCACCTTGGTGGTCTCATCCTGCATAACGCCCCGGACGAAATCCGATTTCAGCGGCGCATATTTCAGGACCTTTTTCAGAACTGTTTTCTTTGCCATTTCATCGAAGTTTGTCTGCCACGGGCCGTTTCCGAAACTTTTGGAAAACTTCTGGGCGTGGGTGCGAACGTCCTCAATGCTCATCACCTGGAAGCCGTAGCCGCCGTCCTTGGTCTTGAACATGGCATAGTAAGCAACAGGATTGCCCCGGTTGGTCTTAGCGGGGACGTGGCGCAGTTTGGGGTCAAGGCCCAGCTCATAGACGAACTCATCGTTATCATAGACCGTGTGGGCCTGGATGATGGAGACCTCGCCGGACCGGTAAGCCAGATCGATGAGGCCCTTATAGCCCAGCTGGAACTGACACTCCATCCGCCCGTGGTTTTTGAAGGGGATGAGGTAGGCCTGGCCAAGGGGAGTATTGGGTTCCAGGCCAAGCTGAGCGGCTGTCATCATCGCCCCAAGAAAACTCTGCGGGGTGCACTCTTTCAGCCTGGGGTTGGCGCTCAGGGCGCTCATGGTAATGCGGGTAAACCGCTCTGGGGTCATCACGCTGGGCAGAGCGGCCTTGATAGCCGGACCCATGACCTGGATGTAATCCTGGATGCTCTGAGGCGTTTTCTTCTTTGCTACCGCCTTTGCGGCGGCTGCATTCTGGATTGTGTTTTCCATTTCCAACTTCCTTTCGTTTTTTTGGTGTACTGTGCCTTGCGGATCGTGGCATAACTGTGCAGTTCCACTGCTTCTCAAATCATTGCTCCGCCAATCCGCTGCTTCTCCGATGCCCGGCCCGGCAGTGCGTCGCCTTTCCTAAGCACGTCTCAACTATGCAATTCTGTTGCTGTTACTTCGCTTCGCCTTGCGATTGTTGGCCTTTCCTTTGCCATTCATAGGTTTGCGATTCCTAGGCATCTCTGCGTTTCCCAATGCGGCGCCATTGCATCTCATTTCAGGGCAATGCCGTTGCGGCACATTTCTCTTCTTAGCCTCGCCTTAGCCGATGATTTCCCAGCGGAAGCGCCCCTTTCCGGAGTTCCGCCACTGCCCGATACCACGGAGGTAGCCGTAGTCAAGGCACTCTATCGCAAGGTCAAGCATATCTTTTGTCAGTGCGGTGATGGTCATGTCAATGTAGGTCCCGGCAGGGACGGTCTCGCTCGTTGCAAGGGCCACACGCTCACCCTGCGCCGTCTGCGCACGGAGAGGCCGTGTGCAAGTGCCGACGGGAGCCGAAAACTCCATAGGAATCATCCGGGGGCTGACGAACAGCAGGCCGTCGATTTCCTTCTTGTATGCCTTCACCTTGCTGGCCTTTGTGCCGGGGACCTTCCTCAGAGCACCGGTGGAATCCTTAAAAAATCCCTTGATTTGGTAATCGTAAAAGATTGGCTTCCCGTCTTCGTTCCGGGGAAAAACGGTCATGCTCTTTTCAAGGGCAGCATCCACGCCGATGGAGGCAACCTCCTCCTCGATACTTTCGGCATTGGGGGCTTTGCTGGCAATGTACTCCCGATGCAGGTCCGGGTTTGCGGAGGCCGTCCCAAGGACTTCCTCAAAAAATGTGATTCTGACTTTCATCTCATGCTTTTCCATGTTAATCTGTGTCCTTTCTAAAGCGGAAAGTTCTGCTTTCCGAAGTTTTGAAGTAGTTCTGTGGGATTTCTCCGTGGTCTTTCTCCCATTTCTTCCGGTCGAAGGTCGCCCGGCTCTGAGACTTCCAGCTGACGGTGTAGCCACCGTAATAGCCCCGCTCTGCCGTTCCCATGGTCTGCATGATGCGGTTCTTGGCAGCGGTCTTGCGTTCCTCCAGGTCCTTGATCTGCCGGTCGCATTCTTCCAGCAGCGCCAGGTCTGCGGCGTTGCTGGTCAGGTCAACCTCCTCGTCCGGGTCGCTCTGCGGAAACTCTGCGTTCAGGGCTTCCTCCGTGGACACAGAGCCATCTAATTCCGGTGGGGTGTCCGTCTCCACCATCTCCCAAAAGTCACGTTCTGCGGCTTCCAGGGCGGCGATCTCGTCCTCGTCCCGTTCGATGGTAAAGACCTTAAAATCAACACCGAGGACCAGGACTGCCAGGTACCAGCGTTCCAGGCCGGACACTAGTAGATAGTGGACCGCTTGGCAATAGTAGTTCGCCGGAAACTCTCCGTTCTTAAACTTGCTCAGGTGCAGGGCGTTTGTGGTCTTGATTTCCAGACCGGCCTTCTCGCCAACGACCAGGCGGTCGTAATTGGCATGGGCAAAAGGCAGATCGTCCCGGAAGATGGTGTTGTTCTCCCGCCGGACCTTCTTACCGGTGGCCTCCATAAACCGCTTGGCCACATAATCTTCCAGGTCGTTGCCCAGCCGGACGGCCTCCTTCCCGGAAACGTCCTCCGGAATGACCTTGCCGGTCTTTTCCATCCAAAGGGCGTATGCGGATTTGTAAGGGTTCAGCCCCAGGATGGCGGCGGCATCGGAACCGCCGATGGACTTTGCCCGTATCTGCCGCCACTCTTCTTCATTGGCGGCATGGACCTTGTGAATCATCCCTCAAAGCCTCCCATCAGGTCTTCCGTTTCCCGGCGGAACTTGTCCGCCGCACACTTCGGGCAGAACAGCACTCCGTCAATCTCCCAGGTGTAGTCATCCTGGATGTACTGCCCGCAGCACTCACACTGGGGGCGACGGGTCAGGGATTCCTCCATGTCCCGTTCATGCTGCTGCCACAGGGCAAAATTATCTTCCATCGCTATGCGGTTCCTTTCCCTTAAAAATCTCGCCGTGTAGGCAAGACGCTCTTGCTTTTCGGCGTTTGTTGTGATATAATTAGCCATAGCATTTTCTTCCCATGCTGCCGTCTCCGGTCTTGTCCACCGGAGGCGGCTTTTATTTTTCTACCAGCTTGACCTCACCGGTGATGCGGTGACGGACGATCATGCTTTTGGGAAGGTCACGGATGACCACCCAAAACATAGGGTTCATCCCGATTTTCTTCATGGCTTTGGCCTGCTCCTTCGTGGGGCTTGCGTTCTTCTGCGCCATGCCCCGCCCTCACTTGTTAAGCTGCTGCCAGTACATGGCACCACGCCACACACCGACGATGAGACAGGCCAGAGCGATAGGACCGGAGACCTCCGGGGAAACCATGTCCCGTGCCGTGTAAACGGCCATCATCCCGGCCAGGCACAGGCAGCTTCCGCATTCCAGGGCGGCACGGCGGACGGTCCGCCAGAACGCCCGCTTTGCCTTCTCGTGGGCCACACGGGCCTGACACTTCCGCAGGGCCTCGGCCTTCTCGGCCTTGCGCCGGGCGTTGATCTCGTAAATCATCTCCATGTCTGGGTCAGTGATGTACTGCATTCCGCTGTTCCTCCTCCATGATGTGCTTGACTTCCTCGGCCAGGGTCCAGACCAAGTGGCCTACCGTGGGCATTCCCCGCTTGGGGTCCACCGTATTGCCAAAGTAGCGCTCCTGCTCCTCCACATTGCCTCTGGACCAGGCCACCTCGATAGCATGGCGCATGGACCGGTCGATGCAGCAGGATTTCCCGCTTTTTGCCGCTACTTCAGCATAGAGTGTGCGTACCGGGATGTTTGGGGCATCCATCACGATTTTGATGGCCTCCACCATGTTCCGGTAGCCGTCCAGATGGGCCGGAACGCCCAGCCGGAACAGAATCTCCTTGATGATTTCGTCAGCTTCTCTGGGTTCGGGGAGCGTGTAGGGGTCGTTCGTCCCGGCGGTCAGCGTGGCCATTTTCTTTTCCAGGGCCAGAACACGTCTTTCAAGATTTGTCATTTTGCATTTCCTTCCTTTTTCTTTATTCTTCGTATGGTTTTCCGTACTTTTCCTGATACCAGCGGCGAAAATCCGCTTCATTCTGCGGGTCCTTGTAGAACGCCTCAATCGCCTTCCGGAGCGCATATATGGCTCCGGTCAGTTCCGCTTCTGGGGTCATTCCTTGTTCGCCTCCTCCTTCTTTCCGACCTCGTTCAGGGCCATGCCGGTAGCAAGACCGGCGGCGAAGGTCTCGGCGAACCGGGTAGCCATTTCCACCTTTTCGGCAGGGATTCGGCCAATGGCCTCGGCTGCGCTCTTTGCGACTTGCTTGACTTCTTCGGGCATTTTTACACCTCCATAAATTTTCGGGGAAAGCCCCGTTTTTTGTTTTTTTTGCGTTGACTGCGGCGGAAAAGTGTGGTATAGTTCCGGTTGCCCATTGGGGTAAATAAGAGGATGGGGGATGATAGCATCCAACCAACTTTTGTTTCCGCCAGTACCGGACCACAAAGGTGGCGTGATGCGTTAGGGCGAAGGGCAGAACCGGAACTGCCGAAGTGAAACGGTGCGCCAAGGATGCAAGTTTGGTTTGCTGCCGGGAGAAGTGGGCTGCCCAGGGGTAGCTTCCGGACCAGAAACTCCGGTCTTTCGGCGCAGCGCATTCCGGCAAACAAAACCGGGGGAGAATCATCTGTGACCAAACCACAGGTGATTCTTTCTTTTCGCCGCAGTCAACGTCCTCTGCATTTCTCCGGGCTTGGAACCGGCCTAGGCTGCATTACGTTTGGGCCGGGGACCGGCCCTTTATGTTTTGGCTTTGTTATTCTCGACCTTCGGCTTCGGCCCGAACTTGGGGCCGAGGCCTTGCTTTTGCTGCCACCGGCGGTCCGGCCGGGGCCTCTGGATGGGAGCGAACGCTCCCATCATCCGTGCCTTACTCATCGTCGTTCCCGCTCCTTAAACCAAGCGTCATTCTGATTGCCAACTTACACAACGCCGTCATTTCTTCTTCGGACGGGAGCGTGTACCTATGTTTGAGCATATACATAAGCACCGTCCGAAGGGCGATTGCGTTTTTAAGCCACCCGATGCCGCATAGCACAGCGATTGCAGCGAGTGCGATCAACACCCATGTCATTTGTTTGTCCTCCCTTACTCACGAAAACGATTTAACACCATTGTTGCGATACCCAGGCCAATGCTGAGACAGCCTAGGACCAACGATACGATTTGCAGTGCCGTCACCGTTCTCACCTCCCGTGTCTCTCATGTTCTGGACATATTCTATCATGCCCCGAACATAATGTCAAGCCCTATTTATGCGTGAGGCATAATTTTTCTTGACTTTTTTTCGAGGTGTGCTATAATACAGAATGTAAGGAGGTGATGCAGATGAGCACCATCAATGAGCGTATCGCAGCGGTTGTAAAGGCATCCGGCATGACAAAGACGGCTTTCGCAGAAAAAATAAATGTCTCTCAGCCCCACGTCTCCCGTATGGTATCTGGTGAGAGCATACCCAGCGACCGCACGATCTCGGATATTTGCCGTGTCTTCGGCGTGAGCGAGGCCTGGCTCCGCACCGGCGAAGGGGAAATGCGCCTGAACCTGGACCGGGAGGAAGAACTGAAATCCATCTTTGGCGACATCATGGCCAGCGACGATGCAAAGGCCCGACTGGTGAAAGCCTTCGCCATGCTGCCGGACGAAGCATACCCCAAGCTGGAAGAATACATTAAAAAAATCGCTCAGGAATTGTCCAAAGAGTAAAGAACGCCCCGGAAGCCGTTTCCTCAACAGACTCCGGGGCGTTCCTCATTTAATATTTCATGTGTAGGGCCAGTATGTAAAGGTCCTTCACCTGTTGGGCCGTGGCCCTTTCCAGCATTCGCTGAAGCAGCTCCAGCCACTTTTCCTTCTCCGTGTCCTTTTGCTTTTCCGACATTTTTATTCCCTCCTGTGAAATTTTTGTTGCTTTTGGTGTTTTACTGTGGTATGATGGCGGTAGGTATTTGCCACAACTACTTTTTTGAAAGGAACCGAAAAATGAAAGACTTTAATGACTTCCTCAAGCTGCTGGACAAGGATATGATTTTGGCGATAACAGACGACGTAAATCAAAAGGTTGCTGGGATGCCCGCCGATGCAACGGACTCAACAAAAAATGGCGTCGCTGCGTTTACGATTGCGACTGAACTGTTAGGGATTTATCACAAATGGCTTTTTGAATGACCTCTGCGATTTGTTCACCGTTCAAAAACGGCTGCACACTGCACTTTTCTTCGTTGATCTTTCCACAGGTATTCATATTAACTCCTCCTATTTCAAATTTTTGTTTGATTTACGCTTCTATTTTATCATGTCCAGCGGAATTATCAAGGTAGTTTTTCGTCACGTCCTTTATCGAACGCCTGTTCGACTGTCTGTATGCTATCATATGTTCAGTCCAATAAAGCGGACATTATAATTGCCCGGCCACCGTGCCACAGATGGCCGGGCCTGCCGCCAGATGAAGCCTCTACGCTCCCTCGCTACCCGGCTGCATGGACAGCATACCGCAGCGGGAGGGTAAAATCGACTGCGAAAAAGTGAAAACTGTTTCTCATAGCGAATTGATTCAATCATTTTGTCGAAGGAAAGGAATTTGTATGAATGACTATGATGATGTTGTGCAAACAATCCGGGACGCAAAGCGGATAAGCGGTTTTACCAATCAGCAGCTGGCCGATGCCGCCAATGTGCCGCAGTCTACGGTAAATAAACTGCTGGCCTCCGGATGCAACGGAAACCCAAATGCGTTTTATCTTGCCGCTATATGCGAGGTTCTGGGCCTCTCCATGGATGCCCTGATGGGCATTTCCCTTCCGGAGGAGCCGGATTCCTCCGGCGAAAAAATACGCTCTCTGCAAGCGGAGGTCGCCCACAAAGAGGAACTGCTGCGAGAACGCAGCAAACAGATTGATTTATTGCAAGAGCGCAGCAAGCTGGTGGAGGGAGGCATCCGGGAACGGAAGCCGGTCATTTACGGCCTTACAAGCCTGTGCATCATCCTGGCCATGGCCCTGATGGCCTATGTTGTTCTGGATGCCCAGCATCCCACGATTGGCCTTATCCGGGCCGACGGTATCAATATGTGGGTGTATCTGGCGGCATTGGCAATCATCGGGATTTGCCTGTTTATCGGACAGACAATAATTAAAAAGAGACTTCGGAGGAAAGAACATGAAAATGCAGATTGATTTGTCCGCCCTGACACCGGCGGAAAGAACACTATTCGACGGCTGCCCGGAGGCCCTGGATTCCGGGTGCGAGACCGTCTGCTGCTTTTACTTGCGGTACTCATCCGACAAGCAGACGGAGCAATCCATTGAGGGCCAGCTTCGGGACCTTCTTGATTTTTGCAAGAGGATGGGCTACCGGTGCGCCGCCGTATATGTGGACCGGGCAATCTCGGCCCACGCCAGCATGGAAAAGCGCCCGGCGTTCCAGCAGATGCTGACGGACAGCGCACGGTCTGAATGGACCATCGTCCTGGTCTGGAAACTGGATCGCTTCGCCCGCCGCCGGGAGGATGCCGCCATTGCCCGGATGCGCCTTCGGAAAAACGGCTGCACCGTGGAATCCGCCAAGGAAAACATCAGCAAAAACCCAGAAGGCGTTATCCTGGAATCCCTACTGGAAGGAATGGCGGAATACTACTCCGCCGAACTGTCCCAAAAAGTCAAGCGTGGAATGCGGGAGACGGCCCTAAAGGGGGCCAGCACCGGCGGGGTTATCCCATTGGGATATAAGTCCGTCAATAAGCGGCTTGAGTTGGACCCGGTATATGCGCCCATCGTCAAGGAGATGTTTGAGCGGTACGCCGCCGGTGAGACCGCCACGGCCATCATGCGGGACCTGAACGCCCGTGGCTACCGGACACAGCACAATATGGAGTTCCGGGGGTCCACGTTCAGCCGAATCATGGCAAACAAAAAGTATATCGGGATATGCCGGTACGGGGATGTTTACACCGAGGATGTTATCCCGCCAATCATCGATAAGGAGCTGTTTGATGCCGTGCAAAAAAAATTAAAGCAGGTAGCAGAAGCCCCGGCCAAAGCAAAGGCCAAGGTCCCGTACCTGCTGTCTCAAAAGATTTTTTGTGGCCACTGTGGAAGCAATATGTTCGGAGAGTCCGGGCGTGGCAAGCAGGGCCGGATTTATCATTACTACGCTTGCTACAGTAAAAAGCGTGGTAAGGGCTGCCGGAAAAAGAATCTGCAAAAAGACTGGATCGAAGGAATTGTTGCAGAACAGGCCCGTGCCATGCTGACGGACGAAGTGATAGACCATATCGCCACCATGGCCGAAAAGCAGTCTGAGGAGGCATACAGAGCCACGTCAAAAGCCCCGGCCTTGCAAAAAGAAATCAAGGAAAACGAAACGAAGATCAGGAACCTGACCGCAGCAATCGAGGCATCCGGCGCAACGTCCAGCTACCTGATCTCCCGCATTGCCGAGCTGGAAGCCCAGACGAAAGCCTTGCAATCGGAACTCGTCAAAGAGGAAGGCAACACTGTACGCCTGACAAAGGATAAGGTGGTATTCTGGCTGGAAAAGGTCCGGGATAAGGTCGCCGCCGTTGGAGATCAGACGGCAATGCTGCTTGACCTGCTTGTAAACTCCGTTACGGTCTGGGACGATGGCCCGGATGGAATTACCATCAAAACGGCATTCAATATCACCGGACTGCCGGAAAAAACCTATAAGGTCCCTGCCGGTTCTCCCCCTTCCGGCGGAGAAATGTGTTCGGATTTGATGGCCTCTGGTTCACCAGACGCAACTCATCCGAACCCCACGATAACTTTTATCGGGTTCCTGCTGGTGCAAACACAAAGATATTCCCTGCCTTAACGGCGGGGAATATTTTTTGTGGAAAATTGCGATTTGCCCATTGACATACCACACTCAGTGTGGTATTATATCAACACAAAGCGAAGAGCCAAGGAGGGCAAAAACAATGACAACTGAGCAAATCAAGGCCTGCGGACGCATTTATGCGCTGCTTCGCAAGGCCCTCGGCAAGGACAACCTCGCTGACAACCGCAACGTGATGACGCTGCCCTTGCACATGATTACAGCATACACCACCGAGGCCCACCGTCGAGGCGTTGTGACGGCGAAGCTGGACAAGGAGTTGATGGACTTCTGGTGCCTTTTCGACCAGGAGACCGTCAAAGAATGGTTTGAAAAGCCCCTAAACTTGGAGCAGCAGGGACAGCTGAGCTTGGCAATCCACCAGACGATGTATTCCATAGAGGACAAGCAATGACCAGGGAGCAGTATAATTTTGCCGCCACCGAGGCTGCGAAATACCATGATGTCGATTCCTACCTGTCGGACGTAGCGACTTCCACGATTTGGGGAAAGGGATTCGGCGGAGAGGATGTTCCGATTCCGGCAGAGCGAATCCGTGAGCTGAGCGACATCTACGCCGCCGTAAACCGGGGGATGAAGGAAATCGTCTCTTTCACCGGGCTTTCTCAGGCCGGATTCGCAGAGCGGTTTCTGATTCCGATCCGGACGGTGGAATCCTGGTGCATGGGGACCCGTCCTTGCCCCCTCTGCTGGAAGATGCTTCTTCAACAGGCGGTCGGCCTCTTGAAGTTGCAAATCAGTGGTTAAATAAAGCGTCACGCACAGCCCGTGCGTGTGGATTGAAACAGTAATTTTGGTAGTTACCAAAGAGTAAGGGGCCGTTCCGTATGGAGCGGCCCTTATTCTTTACTTTTTGTACATCCCTTGCAGGACCCCGACTTCTTCTGCGTCGCCGATTGCCCGCTTGTGGAGGTATTCGTAGAGGGCCTTCATCCCTTCGGGCGGCTCCCCTTTTTGCCGCTTGTACGCCTCAATGTGCCGCACGACATCCTTGTGCAGGAGGTTCATGTGGTTCATCTCCTCGCCGGACAGTTTGTAAAACAGTTCGGCCATTTCCGGATCGCTGGCTTTGTATTCCAGGGCCAACTTGGCGTAGGTGTGGGCATCCTTCAGTTCGTCCGCAACGTGCTCCATGAGCAGTTTAATCTCCGTCATATGTTAAACGCCCTCCTTTATGTAGGCATAGATCGCATCCAGTTCTTTTTTCCCGATTTTAATCTTGATTTTCAGCATGGGGATTTCAAGCGGGATTGGCTCCCCCAAATACGGCTTTGCGGCATTGTATAGGGCATCAATGTCTACGGCGTTGTTTTCACGGTCGTACACGCCCAGGGCCTTTACAACGGGATGCTCCGCATACTGCGCAAGGATATTGGGCAGATTGGCGGATAAAAGCCCTCCTGCTCCGGCAATCAGGACACGGTCCCACCCGGTCAGGCTTGGTGCAATGTCCCGGTCGATAAATTTTGCTATCCCGGATTGTACATTCTCGATAGATACCATTGGCTCATCCTCCTCTGTTCAATCGGGCACAGGGGCGGCACTTGCCGCCCCCTTTGTCCCCGTGGAATCAATTGCCGCAGCAGTCGCAGCCGCACTTGGGCAGCGGATTGTACAGCGTCTGCGCCGTAGTCCCGGTCCCGGTGGTTACGTCTGCAACCATCTTGGGGTAGAACGTGGCGTTTGCGTAGGTAACGATAGAGTTGTCCCCGCAGCACCGGCGCTCCGCCTCAATCTTGATGTCCTTGGACAGCTCAGACTTGACGGATGCAACATCCTGACGGACCAGGACGAAGCTGTCCTCCGTGCGCTGATTGTGGACAGCCTGATCGCACAGCGTCTTGCGGATGTCCTTCAGCTGACCGTCGATGTATGCGTACATCTCCAGGGTCTTCTGGTCATTGTAGGTGTTCGCCTTCAGCATGGCGATCTCGCTGTCCTTGGCTGCAAGTTTCTGCTCCCGGTCCAGCTCATACCGGCTCACCGGCATATTCTCGCTGCACACACCGGCACCGGCATAACCGACGGCACCGTAGGGCATCGGATGGGCAGGATTGCGGTTTCCAAGCGCAAGCGCTCCAAGCCCGCCCATGGCATTCAGCACACCGAGGGACAAACCGGCGATACCTGTTCCAAGGCCTGCACCGGCCACGCCTTTACTTGCGTACTCCTTCTCAACGTCAACCATTTTTACGGTCCTCCTTAAATTGATTTTCAGGTGGCCACCTGGTGGCTATAATATAGCAAAAAACCCGGCCCGCAGATTATCGTCTGCAAGTCGGGTTTTTCTCGTTTTCTTCTCACCGCAAGTCAAAATTTCAGATTTTCCGGGAGCAGTTTACTGTATTTCCTGCAGAAATCATACTCTTTTTTCAACTTTCGGATTCTCCGGTTTAAGGTAGCAAGGGACATATTACAGGCGTGGCACTGCCTGATTTGGCTCCATCCTGCGGCACGGGTGCGGAGTATTTTTTCGTCCTCCGGCGTGAGGATCGCCAGGGAGATAAATTCCTCTAAAATCACCCGGTTCCACGGGACGGAGTCCATTTAACCCTTGCCGACCTCCTTGTTATATGTGGCGCTGGAGATACCCAGCAGAACGCCCAGGAAGGTGTCCACGGCGGTGATAGTACCTACCACCTGCTCCCCATAGGGGAAGCCCCAGATAGAGCAGAGGGCAAAGTACAGAGTGCCCAGGCCGGGCAGCAGGATGGTGGCAATCCACTTGAGGATGTCATACACACGGTTCGACAGTTTCATAGTTGTTTCCTCCTTGTAATGATTTTGTAATTAAATATTGTGCAGAGGCAGGCGTTTGACCTCCTCCATCACACGTTTTGCGGAGCCGTTGCCGCCAGCGGCGGAATACGGCACATACAGGTAATCGTTCAGGTTTTCATACTCGTCACGGGTGATATATCCCCGCTCGATGTACTTCATGCCCAGATAGACGATACGGTCGTGAGCGAGGCCCACAAGCAGCTTGGTCTTTGCGTCGTGCTTTTCCCGCCGGGTGGAGATAAAATTCCACAGTCCGGTGGAGCCGATGATTGCCACCAGCACGGTAAGCGCCATTTCGGCGATTTTGATAGGCATTTGGCCCGGTCCTCCCTTGTTTTTAATACGCCTCGATTGCGTCCTTGTCCAGAGCCACCACTAGCTGATTCCGGCGGATGAGCGGGACCGTGTTTGCGGCTACGGAGATGGGGCTGGTCAGCTCCGCCGTAAAAAAGGGCTTGCCGCCGGTCTTGGTATCAAACAGGCCCAGATAGGTCAGCTGGCCTACGGCAGCTGTGGCCTCAAAGCAGAAGATGATCTCGTCGTTAGCCACCTGGCCGGACTTACTGGAGTTGATGGTCCCGATTTGCGCCCGTGCATAGCCGGTGGATGCCGCAGGCTCGGTAAAGTTGCTTCTGTCCGCCGCCGGGGTGATAACACCGCAGGCCGTCAAATCCTCAAAGGCCCGCAGGTCTGAGTAGGCCAGTTGGTCAGCGATCAGCTTACAGGTATCGGCCAGTTGGTTCATGGCATCACCGGCGGCTTTGGCATCCGCAGCCTCACCCGCAATGCTCAGGGTAGTGTCCGGCTTCTTCGCCAGTTCTTCTTCGACGGCTTCTTTCAGCGGCTCTACCCGGTCCGTCTGTGCAGTCAGCGAGGCCGTCAGAGAGGCGTAGGCAGCCTCAGTCTCCAACTTCTGCGCCGCCAGGGCCTTATCCATCGCCGCAATGTCTGCCGCACTTTTTTCCTTGGCGGCGTTCAGGTCGTCCTGAACCGCCTGGATTTTTGCCTCAAGGACCCGCTGCAAGTCATCATAGGACCATACCTTATCCGGCTCCGCAGCGTAGTCCGGCGGCTTCGGCCGGGGCAGGACCAGCAGCGTGTACCCGATAAGAGTTCCGCCCTGGATACAGATGTAGACGTTTTTCGCCCCTGCCTTTTGTAGCCAGGTGTCGCTGATCTCGGCAATGCCGTCCACAACTTTCCGCCTGTCCGGGGTTTCCCCCGGACGGTCGAAGTCTGCATAGAGCGCCCCCGGCTCGTTGATGGCAAGCGCCCGGTTGCGGTCCCACTGCCACAAAAAGGGATGGTCACGGATATTCATAAGGGCCTCCTTTCTTCCTGTGCCCAATTTGGGCACATCAGCCAAGCAGGGTGTTTACCCTGGTCTGCACGGCATCGTAGTCATATCCGGCAGCAGTGAGACGCTTTTCCCGCTCGTCCCCATTGCCCCACTCGCCCCGGATGACCTCACGGGCCAGGTCCTCGATGGACTTTGCAGGGGCTTCGGCGGTTCCGGGGATGCGGATTTTGTCTCCCACATGGATGAGGTTGGGATTTGCAATGCCGTTGTAAGCCGCCAGGGTCTGGTAGGTCGTGCCGTACTCATTGGCAATACCGCTTAGGGTGTCGCCGTATTTCACGACGTAGACGGTCTCGCTGGGGGCCTCCGGCTGGCTATCCGGCACTTCCGGCTCCGTGGACAGGTAGTCCTTGTAGCACCAGTCGCAGTCAACGTTCCCGTTCACACCGGCCACGCTTCCCCTGCTGGTGTACTGCCAAATGCCGTAGTCCTTGGCATACTCGCACTTGCTGTAATACTGGGCCACCCAGCGCTCCTTGGTATCATACCAGGGGTCGGTGAGATAGGTGTCCCACCAGTACAGGTTTGCGTAGATGCCCGCCTTGTAACCGGTTGCCTCGATGATCTCGCACCAGGCCTTCACCTGGGCCAGAATCTGTTCCTTGCTTGCGGAGAGGGTGATCTGGTCTTCCAGGTCCAGATACACCGGGTACTGGGGCTTCCGCCCCTTGAGCATCCGGAGGACGTGCGCCGCCTCACTCTTGGCCTTCTCCATGGTGTTGGCGTAGCTGTAAAGGTACACGCCGTAGGGGATGCCCAGGCGTTCACACTCGCTGGCGTTCCGCACAAAGCAAGCGTCGTCCTGATCGGTCTGGTCCATGCCGTAGCCACATTTCAGCAGTGCAAATTTCACGCCTGCGGCCTTGGCCTTCGCCCAATCGATGTCACCCTGCCAATCCGATACGTCGATGCCAAAGATTCTATCCATATTGTTTTACCTCCTTAAAGTTTGTTATTCCGTTCGTTTCCACATATAAACCGCCAAATATGGCGGCATATTGTTGTGAGCGTTCCCGCCTCCGGTAGCGAAAATCGTAGAACTATCGGAGTAGCCCTGTGCTTTATTGGCAAAGCTGCCGATGGTTGTCCGGTTTTGTCCGTAGCTGTCCGTACCGCCGTTAATGGCGGCGTAGTGGTTATGACTGGGCATTTCGTCTTTTGTCAGCGTGTGGGTGGCTTCGCCGCCGGTCGCCCCGGCGGAATAACGATCCCCAGCCGCCAGCAAAAACCGGTCTTTCAGCCGCTCCCAGGTTCCGCCAAACAGGGTCTTCGGGTCCGTAGAGGATAGGGACATATAGATGCTTCCTACCGGGTAGACCTTGCTCAGGATGTTTTCACCGTTCAGCCGCAGCGGGACGTTCAGCTGGAAAAACTCTTTTGTCCAGTAAAAGGACGGCACACCGGCCATTATCTGGGCCGTATTGGTTGCCGTGAACAGTTTGTCCTCTGCCTGTACCGGGATGCTGAACGCCTGCCGGTAGTCCAGATCAGGCACGGTGATACTCGCCGTGTAGGTGTTTTTTTTCGTGTCGATGGTAGGCGTTACCGCCACCCAGTCCCCGGAGGGATTCTGATATTTCAGAGTCAGGGTGTTGTCCGCTGCCCCGAAGTTCCCGGCGAAATACTGCCCTGCAATCTCAATTTGCGCCTCGTTGGAGGACGGCACGGGCCGGTTTGCCCGAAGGATGTTACAGGTCAGCTGGACATAGGGGACCAGCGTCTTTTCGATGGTCTGGGTAGTGCTGTAACCTCGGCTGTCCGTGGCCGTGACCGTCACCTTGTTGGTCTCCACGTTGGTGATGGAGTAGGATGTGGCGTTCAGCGGGACCTCCCTACCGGCTACCGTGATACGCTTGATGCTGGCGCTGTTCCGGGCTGCAACGCTCAGGCTCCCGGATGCCGTGGAGGCATACCGCACCAGAGCGTCAGCGTTGCCAGTCAGCGCAAGGGTTTTCTCGTTGGCATCCTGGCAGGTAGCGTTTACAGTCGGCGCACAGAGCGCCGCCGCAGCCGTCGCCGTGAACGTTGTGGTCTCTGGGTCAAAGTAGTGGTCCTTGTCCGTGTGGGTCCAGAGGGTCAGCGTCACCTCGCCGGTGGCCGAATTGGGTATCTGCGCATAAAAGCTATCCGGCAGCCGGAACGGAACCGTGCGCTGCATAAAGGTGACGTAGCTGCTGGATGGGTTGCCGTTGCCGTCCAGGTAAAAATTCAGGCTCCCGAATGTTACCAGCAGGCCGTGGGAAAAGGCGCTGCTCTTGGAGTCGATGTAGATGGAGCTGACGCTGCCGATATTGGCATCCGTGGCCGACACCTTGGATGCTCTTGGGATGGTGGGCAGCGTGATGGTCTGGTCGCCGGAAATGGTGCCAATATACGTCCCGCCGTAGTTGATGTTCAGCCGATAACTGGCCCCGATCTTGCCGGTCCAGGTGCCGTCCGCATTATGTGGGACGGTAAACTTGTTGGATCCCAGGGAGACGGTCCCGCCGCTGGAATAGATGTCCGGGCCGGTCCATTTGTAGGTCTCGCTTCCGATGGTAAGCGAGCAGTCATCCGTACCGGCTCCAACGGAAAGCCCCGCATGGTGCAGGGACAGGGAGATAGATACCGGGGTCGTATTGGCCACAACATCGTACTGCCCAACGGTATAGGTTACAATGAGGTACAGGCTGGACACGCCGGACGGAATGTTAAAAGATGGCATATCTTACCCTCCCCTCAGATGTAGAAGCAGGCGGTCCCTGCTGCGCCGTCATCGTCTGTGTAGTCCTCAAACCGGGCATGAGAGCCGATGATGAGGTAATTCCGCACGGTCATATCCGTGCCGATCACGCCGTCCTTGTTTGCCTGGAGCATAATCTCGTTGCCTCGCATGACATACATACCGGTTTCATCCAGCCGATTTTCCATTTCCGAGCCGGACCGCTGGATATGGACGTAGGATTCGTCGATGGTCAAGCCGAAGGAGGTGGTCACTTTGTCCACGCCGTTCTCCACGATGGAGGTCACGGTGGCGCTGATTTCTTTGGAGGTCTGCTGCAACCGTGTGATTGCATTGCCCTGGTCCGCAACGGATGTAGCGATCCTTTCGGCTGTCTGCTCGATCTCGGAGATATTCCCTTCCAGGTCCTTTGCCGTAGCTTTCAGGCCGTCAATGGACTTTTTCAGGAGGTAATACCGGCCCTGCGGGTTCTGGTACTTCTCGGAGGACACTGCAGCTTTGTCGGAATAATTCTGGTCTCCGGTGCTGGAAACCTGCGTCCCGGAGGAATCTGTGTAGACGGACATGACGTAAACCGTCAATTCCCCTGTCTGCACGGTGTTAATTTTGATAATGTCCCCGGCATTCACCGCACAGGTCGGGAACAGTTTGCATTCTGCCGGGGTATAGGATATATCCTTTACCTTCGTATAGAGGTCCTGGGCGATTGCTTCCAGCGTGGGCGTATCAAGCATGGACAGCATAAGGTTTCCGGATATTGCAAACACGTTCCCGTCTGCATCCGCCGGGTAAATAACGCCAACGTCATCATCCGCCTGTTTCAGCTGCACCCGCTGAATAACGTCCGTCTGATACTGCTTGCAAGACAAGCTGTCCTGCATATACTGTATCGTTCCGGTGGCCTTGGAATCGCTTATGACGGTCTCCGTGGCTTTGTACCAGGCAAATTCAATCCCGCCGGTAGAAGTGCTTCGGCAGAAGCACCCGGCAATCTGAGCGGCCCAGGAGACGATTTGCCGGGCTGTAATGCCATCAGAATAAAAGGCAGGGACCTGTAAATCTTCATGTGAAAAAGTTCCGGGCTTTCCTGTAATTCCCGACAGGTCACAAACGGCATCCACGATGGCCCGAAGGCTCATTGGGAAATTATCCTGATTCTCCATGAGCCATGGGGACGCATCCACGCCCAGCTTGGCGATGCTGTCATAGGCGGTAAACCGGATGGACACTTTGGAGGCTACGGTCGGGGCTTCGGCATAAAACACACCGACTTTTTTTTCCGTATTGCCGTCCACCTTGTAATATTCCAGGGCCTCCCCGGTGACAATTCCCTTTTCAGGGTTCCGGATTTGCACATCCACGGAATCCGCTGTCGTATCGCCGACGGTCAGGTTCGTGGAGCTGTTTACCCCGGAGGTCCACTTGCAGGAGATGATGGAGGCGGAATCAATCACCGTTCCGTCGCTTCTTACAAACTTATTTAACAGCACTGATTCCGCCTCCTTTTACTTTTCAATGACGTTGATGCTCACGTCGGTGTAGATGGTGTTCCCCAGAGCGTAGGAATACATGGTGTAGGAGCAGTTTGAGGAATACGCCTCCATCGTGTACTTTTTGCCACGGTCCAGGAAGGTGAACTGATATTCTTTGCCCTGCATCAGGTCAACAATATAGTTCAGTTCAGCCTCGGTCATTGCCTTCCATTTCAGGCCGACTTTCCGAACGTCCCGGCGCACCCAGTCGATATGGATAACGCCGTCTTCGGTTCGTCCGCTGCTGGAACCGGCAATGTTTTCGTGTTGGATGGACACCCCGCCGCTGGGTTCGTAGATGGGCTTGTCGCCCACCATCCAGCGGTTCTGCGGGTCAAATTTGTTGATAGTCAATCCGCATCACCTCCGGTCAAAATTCCAGCAGGGGGTTCGCACCGGTACGAACGGTTTCGCCACGGGCATAATCCACCACAAACTCAAACAGGTTCTTTCCGTTGACATTGGCGGACACCACCTGCGCCTGACCGCCGTTCTGGTTGTTCCCGCCGCCGGTAGCCGCAACAACAGCTTCGTAGACACCGGCTTTGACGGCTTCAACGATCTGGTCGTTGTTGGCAACGGCTGTTCTGCGTCCGATGGAGCCGACCATTTCCGGGACACCGTTTTCACGGGCAAGGAAAAACTGGCCGGGGTCCGGGAAACCGCCGGAAGCGTATGCGCTGAACGACATTCTCGCAGTTCCGCCGGATGTGCTCATGGTCCCCTTCAGGGACGGGTAGGTAGCGTTCTTGATGGCCTGAGAGATGCCGTTCGCCAGGGACTGACCGAAGGAATAGCCGGTGGAATATGCGGTATCACTGTCAAAAACGCTTGAAGCAATATCCGAAAGTGTGCTTTTCAAGTAGGACTTTTTGTCCTTCATCCCGTCTGCCCAGCCTGTTACCAATTTGGAGCCAGCCGCTTTGAGGTTTGTGTAAATTCCGTCCGGCAAATCAATGTTCTGGCTCCCGGAACTTAATTCTCGCATTTTATCCATCAATGCCGTGTAATTGCCCAGCAAGCCAACTGCGCTTGTAAGTTCGTCGTTCGCTTTCTGCAACTTCTTGTTCAAATTGGATGTATCGTCCGAGATGGTTTTCACGCTGGATGCAAACGTCTTAATCGGGCTTTTCACGAAAAACGACCGGAATTTATCTACAATGGAATCCCACGACATTTTCGCCATGCTGTCATTGTAGCTGGAAATATCGCCTGCCAACTCCGACATGAGCTTTATAAAGTCATCGGTATCATCAATCAGCCCCGGAATCTTTGGGTTCAATCTATCGAATGCTGGTGCAAGTTCATCGGTTAATTCATCTGCAACTTTGACAAGGCTATCGCAGAACAGGACAAATGCAGCCGCCAACTCAACGAGCAACGCAGTTCCGAGACCAACCGCAATGGGGATAAGTCCAGCCGTTCCGACTGTCGCCGCACCGAGTGCCGCCGTAACTACGCCAATACCAACCAAAAGTCCTGTGCCGATGCCTATAGATATTGCGATGTTCTCGCCGTTGTTAAGGACTGGTTCCCATGCCTTTCCGATTTCGTCAAGGCCCTTTCCAATTCCCCAAATTTCAGCGATAAAAACTGCCGCAGCAACGCCAAGTTCAACCAGAATTGCAGTGCCGATGCCGACATTGAGGGCAATTCCTTTTCCGACGGTGCCAAGCGCATAGCAGATTGCACCAACGCCTACAAGGATTCCTGTTCCGATTCCGACGGAAATTGCAACAGTTCCGGCGTTGTCAATGACCGGCTGCCATGCCTCCCGAACCTTATCAAGTTCCCATCCGAGGATGGCGATTGCCCCAATAAAGATGATCGCCGCTGCGGAGACCTCTGCGATTATCGCCACACCAAGACCAATATTCACAACAAGGTCTTTCAACTTTGATGTAAGCGCACTGGTCCCAGTGTTCAGTGCCTCAGCAGCACCTCCAACCGAACTCATTGTTTCCTGCGTAGCTGTAATATCAGGGATACTGGACTTGATGTTGTTGAGCTTTATCAGCACAGTTACAAATCCGGCAATCATTTCAACAGCCCCGATTGCAAGCTGAACTTTGTCTACCCCGCTCCAATCTCCTTCTTTGATTGCTTCCCAGTTATCCGCAACTTCTCTGATTACAGTTGACAGTCCAGCCATGGCCATTCCTGTTCCGACTGTTGTTAAATCGCCCTGAATCAGGCCAACTGCAATCACGACATTCCCGAGGCCACGGATAGCTGTAGTTGTATTTTCAACATTCCAACCGTCCGCCTTGATGCTTTCGGATGCAATAACAAGTTCACCTATACCCTGAATGAACTTTAAGGCACCGCCAACCTTCAAGTTCCCGGACATGGCAGCAACGCTTCCAGCCATCCCTGCAAGTTCGCTGAACATTCCGGTTATGTTGGAAAAACTTGCGCCATTTGCAGAGAAATCATTGAAATAGCGCATAAATTCTGCCAAGTCAGCTATAAATGTAATCCCGGAAAGCCCAGACAAAACGCTTGCGGATGCGGAAAGAGATTTCAAAAAACCAGCAATTTTCCCAACGCCGGAGACAATTGATGTGGCCAGTTTCCATGCCAAAAACGCCGCTCCAATTGCAACGACGGTATTTCTGATTCCCTCTAAGTTATCCTTAATCCAGGAAATAACCGGTTCCAGTTTTTCTTTGATTGCACTGACCTTCTTGTTGATTTCCTCACCAAGAAAGTCATAGCCCAAAAGCGGGATGTCAAGGCCACCACCGCCCGCAGAAACGCCGCCCCCGCTCCCACCGGATGTTTTATCCGGGAGAACGTTCAGTTCGTCAAAACCGGCCAGGTAACGTTTCAGGTCTTTCGCCGCACCTGCGGCTCCGCTCATGTTGTCCTCGATTTTACCAGTTGCTCCGGCTGCCGTGGAAAAACTGCTGTCCCAATCGACTTCAGCAATTTCAATGTTGAAAAGCCGTGCAATCTCAACGACAATTTCCCGGATGCCCTGTGCCACGGCGATCAGCCACGGAAGGGTGTTGGTCATAATGGGGATAAAGATATTGCCAAATGCACGGGCAGTCTGTTCCAGTTCGGCCCTCAAAATCCGAAGCATATTTGCAGGCTGGTTCAGCGTCCGGGCCATGTCTCCCTGTACCTGTGTTACCTGGGTCATCATGGCGTAATAACGCAGCTGAGACTTCTCCGCCTGGGTCATGTCAGACACGCTTTTCTCGATACCGAGGTTCAAGCGTTCCTGCTCCAACCGGGCAACGGACAGATCGTAGCCAAGGCGACGCATCGGTTCAAGTTCGCCAGCGATACCAGACTGCACCTTCTGCATGGCCTCCGTGAACCCGATGTTGTAGAACGAGGCTAGGTCATAGCTCAGCTGGGTCAGGTTCTTGGACATATAGGCCGCTTTTTCACCGGCCACGCCGAAGCCCGTGATGATGGTGTTGAAAACGCCCTGATTTTCCATCCATTCGGCAGGGTCAATGCCCATTGCATCCGAAACAGTCTGTGCGTATTCATACGCCTCTTTAGCATATTCACCCATGGAGACCGTAAACAGGTTCAGGACTTCCTGATATTGGGATGCCTTTTCCATTGCTTTGCCGATGAGCGATCCAACCTTTTTTATGATGACGGCAATGCTAACCTTTTTCAGGGCGGAACCAAAGCTGTTTGTGTTGCTCGTTGCCCTTTTAACCGTCCCGTTGTACTGCTCCGTGGTGGTAATCAGCCTCTGGATTCGGCTGGGGAACGCCGCAAATCCGGAAGAAACCTTCGCCATTTCGTCTGCGAACGGCTTCATGGCCTCGGCAAGGTCCCGCATCTCGTCTGAAAATTTGGCAATATCCAGCTTTCCCAGGTCCTCGATCAGCTTCGGGAATTTCCCCAGCTGATTGATGTAGGAGGTCAGGTGCGCTGTCCCCAACTCAGAAAGCGGTTTCAGTCCGTCTCCGATGTCTCGCAGAATGGAGGCCGCAGAAGGGTCAATATAGGAAAGCGCAACGCTCAAATCCTCAAGGTTTTTCGGGAGAGCGGCGGAGATTTTCGCCGAATTACCGACGTCGGCAATGGTTTGCAGCGACGTGCCGATGCTGGTGATTTTGGCTGGGTCGGCTGCCAAGGCTGCCTTGTTGAGCGCCGTGATGTTCTTCGGCAAAGAGGACGAAATGGTAGCAGAACGGTCGATTTTTAGGTTATTTACCGCAGTGGAAAGAGATTTCAGTTTGTCCCCAATCCCGGTCGGGTCGATGTCTTTCAGGGACTGTCGCAGCTTTGAAATGCCGTTTCCAATTTGGGAGAGAGAAGAAGCGCCTTCTTTTACATTGATTTTCAGATTCGACAGCGCACGTTCAAGCCGTTCAAGGCCCTTCGCTGCCTCGTCACTGTCGTTAATAATCTGGAACTCAATGCCCTGCATTTCTACGTTATCTGCCGTTTTCTTCACCGCCCTTCTTTTCAAAACGCCTGTTGAAGGAGACCATAAAAATCTCCATCATTGTCTGTGCTTTCTTGTCCGATTTCCGTTCTGCCCGCTCAATTGCTTTCGGCTTTTCTTCCTCCGGCTTTTTATAGATCGGGTACGGGGCATCCCGGTACGGAATCGGTTTTGTTCCCTTTTTCACAAAATCGTGGAGAACCGGGGACGCATTCAGAATCGCTTCGTAAACGTAAGCGCCCATAAGCCAGAGGTCCTGATTCTTGGCCTCCTGCTTCAATTTCCACGCCTGCCGGTAATACTTGACCAAATCAACATCCTGTTCCCAGAACTGTTCATAGGTCATGCCGATTGCGAGGTAATAAGGGAATGCCTTTTCAAAGGCCCGTGTGTAAGCGAAAAAGGGAGTGGGGGAATCCCCACCCCCTTCATTTTCGGGAAGCAGATTGCTTACTCCTCCGTCTCCCAGTCGGGGTTTCCCTCGTCTTCAAGGGGAGTATCGTCAAGCAGCGTCTCACTGGTAGCCCGGTACATATCAATGAGTTCATTGATAAGCGCCGTCTTACGGGTCAGCCCATCGTAAATCTTTTCGATGGTGCTTTCCTTTGTGTCCTTGTGGTTCGCCAGGAAAGCGCCCCGGAACAGCATGGGAATCATGGTGTTCGGCTTGTCAGTCAGCTCGTCCAGATTGAAGCCGCTGCGCTCCATCACGGATGCAGTCTTTCGGGTGTACTCCAGCACATACTTTTTGTCCCCGCTGGGGATTCTGATTCTTTTAGCCATCGCTAAAACCTCCTAAATTCGGCATTTCGCCGTGTGTTTACTCCGTAGCATCCAAAGTGATGGGTGTGGACGGGGCAATGGAAATGTTCAGGTCAACGACCTCATTCACGCCGCCGCCGG